TAATCCAATTGAATGGGAAACTACTCGGGGGACTCCCGACCACTTTATACATTTATTAATAACTACTGGTTGAGGTAGAAGTATACCCGACCCCAGCACTTGATTCACCACTTGCGATGGTGTCTACTTCAGCAGACACTTTAATATCGTCACTAGAGATATCAATTAAGTTTCCTCTTTCTGCAACGACATCATTACCCGAAGGTATGACTGTGAAGTCTATCGATGTATCAGCATTAACCGTAGAGGTCAATATGAAGGCATTGATAGTTATCAATCCAGTGGAATAGTTAACTGTTCCAGCTGCATTGTCCTTATAGATTCGAGTTGACCCTGATAGATAATACCTTCTTAAATTACCTTTTCCGTCATCGTCAAAGTAATGAGTATTAACTGAATCACCTCCAATCTTAAATCCTGTTGTTGAGATAACACCTCCAGCGTCAGCATTGTGACCAGCATGTGGATTGAATAAGGCATTACCCATAGAAACTGTATAACCTTTTGGATTCGTAGATACTGTAGGTTTTAGTTTCTTTTTTAATCTAATGTTTGTTGTATTTGATAAAATTGAAGGGTCAGCTGCATCGATAACTCTCAATAAGTTAGAGTGTCTAAAGATTGCATCGAATCCATTCAATTCGTCTGTATCAAATTGATTAATTGTATTTCTTGTCAATGTTGCAAGTTCTCCTGCTGTTAAAGTTGTGAGACTTGGATTGTATTTGATTGTTGTAGTAATTAAAATCTTAATTATATCTGCGTCAATAATCTCAGGTCTAACTGTCAACATGTTTAGTTTGTTTAAATTATCTTTGACTAATTTCTTTTCTGTATCTGATAGATAATCTGCATTGTTTGGTTTCAATGCAATGAACACTTTACCATATTCAGGTGGATTATTATCTTCACCACCCCATACTGCAACTGCATCTGCATTTGGATAGTATTCTTGAACTTTTGCTTTATAGTCGTTTAGTGTGACAAGTCTATTTTGTGAAGTATAGAACTTTGTTGCTTTAAATTTGATAGACTCAATTGATTCTTTCTCTGCACCACCTGTTGCACTTGAAGTCACAACTAATTGTGAATCTGAGTATCCATTTACTGCAGATATCTGAGTAAATTTACTGGCTCCGTCTGCATGTTGTTCGTCAACTATGATATAGTCAACTGTAATTATATCTCCGTCTAATAGTTGAGCTCCTAAAGTACCGTCTCCAAAATATAACTCGATAAATCCTTCTTCGTTTTCTTGAGTGTAATATACTTGAGAAGTTGTACTGATTGTAGAGATATCAGTAGACAATGCATAAACAGAAGATACTCCACCTGAGTTAACTGTCACTGTCATTCTAGTTTTGTCTACTCTTGCATTTGATAATACAAACTTAGGGTTTGCAAGTTGTGAATCAAAAACATATGAGTCTTGAGCAAAAGTTCCTTGAACTAAATCTATATTTGAATATGTAAAAGTCGTACCGTCTACAGTCGGTGTATAAGTTGTTGCAGTGACAAACTCATAATTAGAACCTTCATATGTTGTTCTGAATATTGTACCTCTAGGCATAATCATTGAAGTTAAAGAAGGTACGAGTCCGTCTCCACCTCTAACATTTCTCAATGTCATGGTTGCTACTGCTGTAGAAGCTTTCTCAGAAGCAGGAGTAAATCCTAAATCTTTTGCACGAGAAACTACATTCTTTCTTATCTGTGCAGAATCTAAAAACAATTCAGAAGCTGCAATGTTTGTATTGATTGCACCAATGTGAGATGCATATGCTAGTAGGTCAACCAAAACTGATAAGGTTGCTCCCTCGAAGTTATAGTCTTTGAATACAGTTTGACCTTTGAGATAATTTTTTAAATTATCTGAAATGTTATCAAAATCTAAATCCGTGACATTTAATTGTGAACTTTTTACTGCCATTATCGTGTCCTATTTACTATGAATTGGAGTGCTTGATTACTTACTCCATTTTTTATATTATAAAAGACTGTGACATCTAGATTGTTTCCATTAAACTCAAACTCACATCGTACATTTGTCACTCTAGGTTCGAAATTTACTATTTGTTCTGCCAACTGTGCCTTTGCTCTCCTCACTTTTCTGTCGGTATCTAATTCAAATAAAAGAGACCTTACATTACCACCGAAGCCAGGCTTAAATGGTCTTTCATATTGATTTGTTTCAACTATATTTCTTACTGCTCTACGAACTGCGTCTGTATCAGACTTGGTTGCAACATCTCCTGTGATAGGGTGTGCTGTAAAGAATAAATCAAGGTCTTTATATGCTTCCTTGATTGCAACATTCTTTCCTTTGTTTACTACATAGTCGACCATAATACTATTTATACAACTTACTTACCTTTTTTAGAAGTATGTGTGCCTGCACTTGAACCTCCTACAACTGGTACATCATGTTTATGAGTTGCCAGTGTTATACCGTTTCCAGCGTCAGTTTTAATATCTCCCTTCGCATGAATTGTTGAATCATTTGTTTGAGCTCCAGTCACATGTAATGTACCCGTGACTGTTGTGTTTGATATAATCTCTGTTGTGTTATTACCAGTAATAGTTATCTTACCTTCTGATAATACATCTGTTGTTCCTTTCAATATGTCTGCTTTGAGATTCCCCTCTGTAATCTCAGAAGTCACATTACCCTTCATTACTTTCATATCAACATTACCAGTATTTACTGTTATATTTACATTCCCATGTCCAACCTGTAAATCCGTATTACCAGCAATGTAAACTTTGTCGTCTTTTAGAATTGCAGTATAGTTATTGTTTACAATTCGTGTGACTTCTGAACCGTCTGCATGTATCTCATGAAATGTTCCTGACCTATGGTGAACATTGATTCTTTCTTTACCTAGTGTATCGTCTATTTCAAATACATGTCCTGATTCTGACTGGTGAACTTTATTATAAGGATATACTGGTGCAGAATCTACATCTACAAAGTCTGATAAAATTTGTTGTGTTTGTGGGTGAAGTATATCACCTTTAATTTTATGGTCTAATACTGAACCCCTTGCATATGCAGAGTAATCTGAGTCGTCTGTGTACAAAGGATAGTAAGGCAACATATCTTTTGTTAACTCTAACTCTTCTATCGTAGAACCTGTATTATCGTAATTAATTTTTAATTCTTTTGGAAACTTTGGTGCAGTATCCATTGCAGTAGTAAGACCCCAACCTCTTCTTGAATCCTGTATCGGATTTGGTTCTTCTGAACCACCTTTGTAATCGTCAACGGTCAATGCCCTTGGGTCGTTGAATCCTTTCTCTATGTCTCTTGTTATGAGGTCGTCTGTTATAGATTCTTTATATCCAGCTTGTGGAATACCAGCTGCACTTCCTAAAATTATTGGGTCTTGTTTTGCATGGTCTCTAAAATATCCAAATACCGTAGACCCTTCTACGAGTCCGTGACCTGTACCTAATCCTGATAGAGCTGCAGAAGTTGTTGGAAGGATAACTTGACACCATGGTAAGTCTGCAGTTGCAATCAAAGTTTTTTCGTCTGTATGAATCCCATGTATACGCACGCGCACACGACCCACCTTTAATGGGTCTTGTCGGTCTTCAACTATTCCGTAAAAATATTCCATGTATTTTGTATCCATATAAACAACATAGGAAATCCAACCCATGCCAATAATGATAAACTAAAAAATAAAAGTGCGTCCATTATATTTGCTCTGCCTCCGAAACTTCTTCTAGTGGTTTTGCAGTCTCAATCTTTTGTGCATAACTTTCTTTTACACACTCTAAAGTACATGTTCCTGTTTTCGAGACTGTACTACCCTCTACTGCTAAATCTGTTATAAGATATCTATCGTCATTTACTTTATCTGCTTTATCACCTACACCCATTGTTTCAGGTGTAGTCATAACAAACTTTATTATCATACCTACAGATAAATCTGTTCTTAGTGGAATAGTGACTTGAATTCTATGTTGTTGTAAAATATCTAAGAGAGCTCTTCTTTCTAAGACACCACTATCATTTAGTTTTCTTGATTCAAATACTTCGGGGTCTGATAAACTTGTTGCATTATCAAATGAATGTTGATTGTGATAATCGTTTATTATTACTCCACCAAATTCTTGAGTTGGTTGTATGTCTACATCTGTTTCACTGACTTCGGGAGAGGTTGTCATCTCAGTGACTTCTCCAGCTGTCAGAACTCTTTCTAAATCGTCAACATATAACATAGGGTGACCTGATACATGGTTCCCTTTCTTCATAGAAGATTCTAAATCATAGACATTTTCTTCTTCTAATTTTCTGATTGGGTCGTACACCT